AAGCATTTTAAGACGTGTCGAAGCTCACTAAATAGATTAGTAATATATTTGTATACAAGGCACAAAAAGAACCGCTCAGAGGCGGCTTAAATAGATTGTATTAATATAGGCGTATTTAATGCGGTTGCACGTGCTTAAATTATAGGCACAAAAAAAACCCTTATAAATTAATATAAGGGCTTTAATGGTGTTAATATTAGTTAGTTGTTGTAGTAATTACACGCTTTGTTCAAGCATATAATTGTCAAAACAAAATAGTTCTACAGTTGTTTCGTTATCATCTGTGTTGTGTAGTTCAAATTCATCAAATACCATAGAGTTGTTTTCTTCGTTTCCTATTATAATAGATACTTTTCTATCTTGGTTTTCTACCTCTTCTAGTTGTTTTATAAGTTCTTTTATTTTCATATTCTTAGTGCTTTTTTAGTTTAGTTAGTTGTTGTTGTAATATTCTTTAATAAATTGTACTACTGCTTGGTATGCTTTATATTTATTACAAGTCAAAACTGCATCTCCAATGTGTTTACTCATATGTTCTTGATAACACTTATCAATTACAGGCATAAGCCACTCCCAAGATGAGTGAAATTTTAATTCGTTTAAGTTGTAAAAATATCCATCAAAATCATAAATTCCAAAACCTTTAGTTCCTTCTTGCATAAATTCGGCTATAAGGATATTATTTTCGTTTGTGTTATTCATAGCTTAGTGTTTTTTTAGTTTGGTTAATTTGTTTGATCCGATTAAATAAAAATAGTAGTTAGCTATTTGATCCTGGTTTAATCTACATTTTTGCGTATTTAAAAAATGCATAGGATTATTTAAACAATGCTTTTCAAATTCCTTAAGTGTATAATGGTTTTTATACGTTTTGCGGCTTGTTTGTACTTTATCCGATATAATACAAGTAAATTGTTTTATTTCTTCACTAAGGGCAAATATTAAAGCCTCTTTATAAGTATTAAATAAATATACTTTTTCGTACTCAGATGTAAACCAATTAAAAAAGTAGCTTTTTGTTTGTGTTTGTTTTACTTTGTATTTATACATATCTTTTTTTATTTAGATATTAATTCACCTACTTTTTGAACTGACTTAATACAAATTTTGTGACATCCAACGGTCAACGCATTATTGTCTATTTTGTTGATTGTATAATATCCGATTTTTTGCCCTCGAATGTCTATTTTATTTTTGATTGCAAAATATAGCTTTTTAGCTTCGCTTTTTTCAATTCGTATATTTTGGCTAGTCTCTACAAATTCGCCGTTTTGGGTTAGTCTTAAATAGTCAAATTTGCCGATTTTAAAGCGGTCTATTTTATAGGCGTTAAATTTATCTATTTTAGTTTTTAATTCTCTTTTGTCCTTTGCTTTTTGTTTTATTGCGTCCTTTTTTCCTTTGGCTTTTATTTTTTCGATTGCTTCAGGCGTTAATAAGCTCTTTGCAATTTTTACCATTTTTTTATAGTTGTAATCGCTCTTATTTACTATATAATTATATCTATAGAAATGCTCTTTTTTGATTTTATTATCTTTACAAAATTTAACCCACTTTGTGAGGTTATTTCCTAATTTAATTATATTAGAAATGTAAATTTCGGGTTTATTTGCTTTAGCTAATTTTTTGAGGTTGCAATTTATTTCAGTTTGTACGTACTTTATATCTATTGAGCTTGTATAGAATTGGTTGTATTGGCTAGTAGCGTTTATAAGTTCGTTTATGTGCTTTGAGGTTGTTACAGAGTAGCCAAAATCGTTTATTATAATAGTTTCATCGTTTATAAATTCCCCTAGTAAATAATGCCAATCGTACGAATAAATCCTATTTTCTTTAAAATAAATAGTACCGCTTTGATTGCGTCCCTCTGATTGTGTTTGCTGTGCGAATAAGTGTACTACTTCGCTAGTGTTTGAAAATACTTTTTTCATAATCTTAGTTTTTAGTTTTTTGGTTTATAATGAATTTAAAAATTTGCAATAATAAAAGACTGAATTTTTTTATCTTTGTTAGTTATAACAGGAATCACTATTGTATAATATTCTATATCCTCAATAGTTTTATATTCTATCCCGTAGTCTTTTTGAAATTCTTTTATACTTTCATACTCGGTAAATTCACAACATAAAGAAATAATATCTAATTCAATCCCTTTATTTTGATTGTCTTCTAAGCACTCGAGCCAGTCAAAAAGTTCTTTTTTCCCTATGTAAGTAAATTGAGTTTCTCTGCCCATACTTATAAAGGCTTTTTCAAAATCATAAAAATTAATTTGTTTGTACATCTTGTTTTTAGTTTTTAGGTTTCTAATGGTGCAATGATATAAAAACGAAATGAAACAAAAAAATATATTTCTAAACTCAAAATTTGCATTTGTCAAAATTACATACGCAAGCCCCTACCCTATCGATTTTTTACTATACATATACATATCTATATGCAACCTCTCCCCTACCGAAAATCGACCGAGGTAGGCAAGACTTTTTTTTATGGTTTACTTAAAATATTTAAAAACCTGGGCTTTGATTTAAAATCTTTTAGATTATTTTCTTAATTCAAAATATTTTGTTTACATTTGTTCAGAACTTTAAAACTAAAACGATATGATGAATCAAAACCAAATCTTATTAGACCGAATCAAGCCGATGATATTTAGGCTATATAATGCTAACGAATCGGTTAAAGCTAGTAAAGTTTCTGTAACTACTAATAACTATATAAAGAGCTTTGATGGCATAAACTATCCTAACTTAAACTACAAGTTGCATTTAACAAACGGTGACGTAGTAACTAAAAAAGAATTAGCTTTTGAGTACAATAGCATTATAGAGAGTATGGTAAGACACGTATATGATAAGTCGCACAACGCCATACCAAAGGTGTGAATAGTGAAAGTTCCATTTTCGGGGTACTGGTGGGAAACATTTTATACCGCCCCCCTTTTATTAAGTAACAACTAAACAAGAAATATATATTATGAACGGACATTGGAAAAAACAATTTAACTACGACTATCTTGGATCGTATTCACTTGATGGTAAGAAAGAAGTAGTAGTATCTATCAAAGGCGTAGGTACAGCAAAGGTAACAGGACAAGCAGGTCGTAAAGAGGATTGCTTTGTAGTACACTTTAACGAGTTTGACAAGCCGATGATACTTAACCGAACTAACGCAAAGGCAATAGAGAAAGTTGCAGGTAGCGGATTGGTTGAAGAGTGGGTAGGTGTAGGCGTTACTCTTTATGTAGAGAAAGGCGTTAAGGCTTTTGGCGATGTAGTCGATGCGTTGCGTATTAGAGATAAGAAGCCTACTGAAACAAGTATGACTCAAACTATATTTGATTCGATGATGATGGCAATAGACCAAGGTAAAGCAGCTCAGGTCGAGATGGCTATACCTAAGTACAAGATGAATAAAGAAATGTCTGCTGTTATCTTAAAGAGAATAAAAGAATCTAAAAACTAACCACTATGCTACACCTTATAATATATTGGATACTAACGCAAGCAAACACACCTACATTGATTTGGGTAATGTTTTTTTGGTATTGCTTTATTAGTTTGATGAGCTTCTTTAACAATATAATTAAAGCTAAAAAACAAGATGGACTATGGTAGACTTAAATAATGATGAACAGTACTACGGAGATTGGGAGTACACAACTAATTCTCAGTTAGGCTATGTAAAGCGTTCGCCTTCTTACTATTGGAAGATGCGTAACGGTGGAAAGATAGATGGTCCTGCTCTTAGGTTTGGTGCTTTAGTACACACGCTTATACTTGAGCCTGAGAAGTATCAAGAGAACTTTATTGTGTTTAACCCTGATGATAGACCCGAACAAGATAAGGGAATGACATCTAAGATAAACAAAGCGTGGAAGTTAAAAATGGATGAAGAGTGTCGAGATGGACACAAGTATCTTATGACTATGGATCAGTATCAGTTGGCTCTTAAACTAAAGCGAAAGCTATATAATTGTAAAGAGGTTAAGGACATACTAGATAATTGCGTTACTGAAGTACCAAAGACTTGGATAGACTTTAACACAATGAGTAAGTGTAAAGGTAAAGCGGATATAGTAGTTGATGGAGGCGATATGCTAGTCGATATTAAGACAACAGGTAAAGATGTAGCAGATTTCAGAAAGAGTGCTTACAGGTACGCTTACAATCGTCAAGCTGCGTTCTATATGGATGGGTTCGGTGCAAAGGAGTTTGTCTTTATTGTGATAGAATCTAACGCACCACATCAGATAGGTATCTTTAGATGTTCTGATGCTTTTATTGACTCAGGTCGACAAGAATACATTGATTTGCTAGAGAAGAAAAACAAATATTGTAAATCGGTTGTAGAAGCTAACAACCACATAATACACGATGAATTATGATAACTAATGACGAGAAGTTAAGACACCTCCAAGATGCTTTAGACTTATCCTCTAACTTTTGGAAAGTGACTAAGAAGCAAATTATGGGGTCTAAGCGTAACTTAAAAATTATGAACGCTAGACATTCTGTAAGGTACTACCTAACTGAGGTAGGCGATATTACCTTGAGTGAGATAGGTATGCTGACTAATTGCGACCACGCTACGGTTATAAACAGTAAAAGAAAGTTTAAAGACTATAGCCAGGTAGATAGAGAGTTTCTTAATATGAAAGCTATAATACAAAGTAGTTTAGAGTTTGACAAAAACAAAAGCCTACAAGACACTATAGCCGATATTATAAATAGCAATTTAGTTATAGAAGAAAAAGTAACCATAATAATGTCGATATATGAAAGTAGATAGATTAGATGTAGCTCACGAAGAGATAATTGATAATTGCGAGGAGTATTTTATTGTATCTGCTTCACACGAAAATGAAGATGGTTACATCACGAGGGCTTACCTATCAACGGATGGAGAGCTATTAAAAGAAATAATTATAAATGAGATGAATAATTCAGAAAAATTCTCTACATTTATGCAAGAAGTTATTAACGATTATAACAACCAAAAATTCTATTAAAATGAGTGAATTAAAAATGAATGGTACGATTACTAAGATTAGTGAAGTACAAGAAGGAACAGCTAAGTCAGGAAACGCTTGGAAGAAGTTAACCTTTGCAATCCAAACAGAAGGTGATTACCCTAAAGCGGTGGCGTTTACTGTGTTCGGTGAAGAGAAAGTTGACAACTTTATAAAGTTCAACAAGCAAGGACAGAACGTAGAGGTTAGCTTCAACGCAGAGTCAAGAGAGTACAACGATAGATTTTATACTGACCTCCAAGCGTGGAAAGTGTTTACTATAAAAGGGGATGTAGCCGAAGCTGTGCCAGTAGGTGCGGATGATGGTTTCAGCAAAGCATCTGATTTACCGTTTTAATTACGGTTGTTTAGGGGGTTGTTAATTCAACCCTCTATTCTTTTTTAACTAGAAACTAAAAAACTAAATGATGATGGCTAAGAGATTTACAGACACAGAGAAATGGAACGAGGATTGGTTCTTAGAGATTAAAAATCCACACAAACTATTTTGGATATACATTTGCGATAATTGTAATCACGCAGGTATATTTAAGCCTAATAAGAGAATGTTCGAACTTATATTAGGTGCAAGGATCGATATAGATTTATTCCTACAAGAGATTAACAGCGACAAGCAAAGGATATTAGAGCTTGATAATGGTAAGTGGTATCTTACTAAGTTTATTGAGTTCCAATACGGAGGTAAGCTGAACGAGAACAACAGAGTACACAAGTCTATACTTGAAATACTTATTGCAAACAATATTACTTGGTGTGATAATGAGGTAGTTCTAAAGTTAGAAGAACCTAAAACACAAGTTAAAAAGAATAAACCTAGCTCCACCGATGAAGTGATAGCCTACTTCAAACTAAAAGGTAGCACAAAGAACGAAGGTGAAAAGTTTTACTACTTCTACGAATCTAAAGGTTGGAATGTTGGTAAATCTAAAATGAAAGATTGGAAGATGGCAGCTTCAGGGTGGTTAGCTAGGAAGAACCAAAGTAAACCTGATTCGGACTACATAGGCGGTCAACTTAAAGCAATGAAGGGATAATGGCTTCTTATAGAATTACCTCGAAACAAGAGGTTAACGACTATTGTAAGAAGATATACGCTAAAGGTTATTCTAAGGGACTTACTACAGGAATATCTCCACTAGACCCTCACTATACTTTTCGTAAAGGAGAGCTTACTATAATGACTGGGTTTGCTAATATAGGTAAGACAACCTCACAACTTTTTCTTATGATAATGTCAGCCAAGCTATACGGATATAAGTGGCTTATGTATTGTCCTGAGAACGAACCTGTAGGTGACCTAATGATAGATATAGCTGAGATGTATTGTGGTAAGACAGCCGACAAAGACTTTAACGATAGAGTGAATCAAGTCGAGTATATGAACGCCATTAATTGGGCGTACGAACACTTCACTGTGCTTACGTTTGATGAAACTCCAACCGTAGAAGATGTGTTAGGAGCGTTTCAAGACTATATGCAAGTGACTCCTATCGATGGTGTGTCCTTAGACCCTCTTAACGATTTAAAGTCAGCAGAGAAGCAATCTAAGTACGAATACTATTACGATGCTTTAAGTAATATTAGAAGGTTTATTAAGAAGAACAAAGTTATGTTCTACCTTGTGGTGCATCCAGGAACAGCAGCGAACCGAAGAAGGAACGAAGATGGTACTCGACCTGCTCCGAATATGAGCGATGTAGAGTTTGGTTCTATGTTTGGTAACAGGGCGGATAACTTTATAGTGTTTCATCGTAACCCACAATCGGAGCAATGGAATCAAACTGAGGTTCACATACAAAAGGTAAAGTTTCAGAAGTTGGTCGGAGTGCCTACACCCGAAACAAGTCCAATCGCTTTGTATTATAATTATGCGACTCGAAGGTTTAGATATTTGAACGAGAACGGAAGTCCGTTTGATCCGATAGCTATGGTAGATAATAAAGTAAGAACTAACAACGTATTTTAACTATTATGCCCGATGAATTAACAATAAAAGCAATTAACCTGTTGCGAGAACAAGACCCAAACCTTGACGAGATTCAAAGTATGGATAAGTTTATAGCACACCAAGGCGAAGTTGTTAAGATGAGAGAGCAATACGTAGAGTACGCTAATCATCCCCAAGCCGAAACGCTAAGAAAGAGGTTAAGCGTATTAGAGGATAGTGCGGTTGCATTTACTTGGATTTATACGATGATGATGTCTTATAAGAGAGAAGCGGTCTTAGCCAGGGCGAACGAGTTTGAGATGGCTAATGCGGTGATTGAGTTGAAGGAAGAACTAAACATACTAAATAAACTCAATAGCGATGACTAAAAAAGAATACGAAGTATTAGACAGGTGGGCGGATCGTTACGATGTTAATTACACACCAACCGAAAGTAAGGTATCTATTTGGGATTTCACTTACGAGCGAAACGATAAAAAGTATTATTGTGAGATGAAGCAACGTAACTTCACCTTGGACTATGCGATGGAGAAGTACACCGATGGTTTGCTGTTAGAAGCTCATAAGTACGAACGCATTTTACGTAGGACCAAGAACGAGAAGTCCGCACAAGGTTTATACTTTAACTTTTTTAGTGACGATAAGGCGTTAGTATTTAACCTTAACAAAATAAAAATAGATAAGTGGATATGGCGAACGATGCCTGAAACTACTGATTTTACAAAAAGAAAATTTATTTACAAATATGTTACGTTTCTTGACTATAGTAAAGGAAAATTGTTTTATATTTGAGTATTCTGCTATTCTTTCATCATTATAGCGTTTTTAGTTTCTAGGTAGAAAAGGGTTTAATCTTAATTGGTTATTCCCTTTTTTTTATTTACATTTGGTTCTTAAACTAAAAACTAAAAGTTATGAATGAAGAGATTCAAAGATTATTAAAGCAAAACGCATCTAACGTAGCCAATTCGGGTACAGGTAGTCGATTAGACATAGGCGATGATAAGGCGGTAGCTAGAGCCTGGAGCTTAATACAAAAGAAGATTAAAGCTATAGACCCTGATTTTTACGAAATAATTAAGGAGAGATGAAAGATAATAAAGAAAATGTTAGTTGCTTTTATTTAGTGTATTTATATATAGATTATGAAGGAATACAAGATGAGATGTATCTTTTTGACTCTAACATTAAAGCAATAAATAAAATGAAAGAGTTAAATGACAATGCTAAAAAATGGAATGGAAAAGAATATTGTGTAAAAGAATTAATCAGCATAAAGCAAAATTAAGGAGAGATGAGCAAGATAGAATATAGAGTTTGTACTAAGATTACGCAACGTGCTGCGTTAGGTAAAGAGAAATATGGTACTACGATGGAGCGTGATGATTTAACGCCCTTAGATTGGCTTAAACACGCTCAGGAAGAAGCAATGGACTTGGCTGTGTACCTTGAGAAGTTGATGCAAGAATTAGAAGAATTACAAATTATGAGTGATAAAGACGAAAACAACAATTCATCATCAAACGAATCGGATTCAAATAGTAATTCAGGAAATTCAACGCCTTATCGTGATGATTCAAACACTTATGTTGAAAGAAGTTGAAATCAAGACTACACTGTAAAGAAATAAATAATTGAAAGAATGAAAAAGGGAGCTAAATAGCTCCTTTTCTTTTTTACGATCCACACGCTTCGCAATCGTCATCATCGATACTACACGTGTCGGGTTGGTCTTGGTCGGTTAAGTCGACTATCCAACTATCCCAAGTTTGTCTAGCAACCTCTTCGTTGCGTTTTTTTTCTTCAAGGTCTTTTATATCTTCCATTTTGTTATTTCTTTTTTTCGTTTATCCATTCTATTGGAATTAATTTATCAGCCCACTTAATGTTATTCTTATCGCACCATTTAGAGTAGGTCGTCTTACTTCCTTTAAACAACTTGTTTGTGTGTCGTTGAAATACCATACGAATATCCTTGTCGGGATGCTGTGCTATAACTAACAGCATTTTCTTCCTATCTGCGGTGGTAAAACGACCTTTTAACTCTAATATGATACCATTCGGTAAAATAACATCAGGAGTATATTTACGTTGTTCGGAAACCACGTAGTGCAAATTAACAGTTTCATACTCAAATGATACATTCTGCTCGTCAAGTTTACCGCACACAACCTTTTCATAATTACTCCTGAACCTGTGGATTGTTTTCTTCATAAGTCTTTTTGTTGTGGCACGAGTGACAAAGCGATTGTATGTTGTTATGGCTTAGTTTTGCTCCACCTTGTTTTATTGGTTTGATGTGATCGACTACGTCAGCAGGGACAACTTTACCTTCATCTTCACAATGTAGGCACAAAGGGTTCTGATTTATCCACCAACCTCGAAGTCTACGCCAAGGTGCTTGACGATAAAACGAAGTGTCACCACCCCAAGACTTATTTTTGTCTACGGGCTTAACTCTTCCTCGACCTTTAGGTAATGTAGGCATCTATTAAACTATAATTAATTTAAATCCGTTTCCTTCGGTTGCTTCCAGTAACTCATTGAGAGTTCGCTTTGATGAAGTAATATCCAATAAGGAATCCCCGTTGACCTGTCCAAAGCTAGAGCCAACAAGAATACACCCTCTTGTGTCGGTATTATAGTTTCCTTGATGAATAAGTATGTATCTTCGATTTCGAACATTGTGCAATATAAGATGTTTTTTGTATTTATCAGAGGTTCTGTGAGAAACTTTATACACACCCTTAGGAACGCAGCTCACGTTAGTTTCATTATCCTTCCAAGGTAGCTCTAATGTCTTACACTCAAAAACTTTTACAAGCCCCTTAAACAGCGTTAAATGACCTAAAGTTTGTTTACTATCATCGTCAAGTCTAGTGAGTATCGCTTTCATTTTTACCTTTTAATCTTTTCTATTGACCTACCTGCAAAGTAAGCAGCGTAAACAGTTATAAGTAAAGTTTGATATATTGGTTTGTAAGCATCCTCTATATTGAAGCTACCTATGTTGCCATCAAGAAAAGAAAGTAACACTAAGATAAGTGTAAGGAACACAAGCACCAAAGGTCGAATGTTCTTAGACAACCAATTATCGGCTTTCATATCCGCTTCCCACCTACGACTAACTTGTTCCTGAGCGTCTGACTCAGCTTTAAGTAACAAATCTTTCATCGCTTGTTTAGCAGCTAACTTCTCTTCCTTAGATGTGCTTAGGTTGTCTAGGATTTCCCCGACCGACTTAATTACATTACCACCAAGTATATCAACTAATTTACTCATACCTTTTTACTTTTCTTATAAGCTACATAGAAATTAAATAGTGTGTAAGCGATACCCAGGAGTAGGGCAGCGAACCTTAACGCTGCTTCTACCTCTGTGAAACTTAACCCTATAGCCGTACCATTGACCGCTAAATTTTTGATTGAATCGCTATCCATTAGTTATAGAGTTTTAGATGTTATCTATATATTGTTGGTTGTCTTGAATAAACTTAGCCGCTTCTGATCGAGTCATCAAGCAATTTTTCGGATAGGCTTTGTTCTTTCCTAGTTTAAGTAAAGCGGATAGCTCTCCACCTAACCAACTTGCTTCGAGTTGAATTATATAGAATTTAGCGTTTCCGATTTTAACCATTGGGTTAGCACCGAACTTTCTACGGTTGTATTCTCCAAGCTCTTTAAACGTTGGGTGAATTACTCCGTTTTGAATACCCTCTTCATCGTACTCAGGTATTCCGTAAGTAGCTACTAACTCTGTTGGTATTAGTTTATTAAAAGTTGTGTTATCTAAACACATATATACGTTTCCTCTCATAATTAATTTGTATGTGCAGATAAACCTGCGTTATAATTGTTTTCTATTTCGGTTGCTGATAATTCTGCATCATAAAGTCTTACATCGCTTATTAAGTTTTGATAAAATCTAGTTAGATTTGTATCTCTACCGATTTGCTTTGTATTTGAATTAGTTACAGAACCACCTGCATTTTCTGTATCGGTTTGAGCAACAGAATCAATATATAAGGTACACAATCCACTAATATTTCTTGTGATAGCAACGTGATACCAATTACCTTGTGTAAATGTACTATCAGCCTCTAAGACTGCTGCATTAACGTAACCCCCTAATTTATTAGAACTAAACGAAATTATACCTGCTGTACCTGCTCCTGCTGTATCTCCTCCTAAATTTAACGCAACATTAATTGAACTTCCTTGAAATAAAAAGTCAGCTTTGACCCAAGACTCCATTGTAAAAGCACCTGTACCAAAATCTAAATCAGTATCATCAGCCACCTCAGCATAACCACTTCCGTCTAAATTAAACGAGTTCAATCTATCTCTAACTAGGTTACCGAAGATGTCCTTGGTTGGTATAGTTGGGTTAGGTATAACAGTTGAGTTTAATGTAGCTCCTCCATCTGTTAGCCTGTATGCACTTGATGAACTTCCACTTTCAACTTGAGCCCCATATACATATATTGTTGATATATTTGGAACATTACTAACACCATAACCCTCTCTTAAACCAATTTGTATAGAACCTCCTGAATCAGTTTTTTGTATTCTAACCCAAGTATTAGTTATGTCGTAGATTTGCCAATTACTACTATTACGTATCATTATTCTTTGTGCTGAATCAGAACGTACATAAATACTTGCAGTATTTGATTGTGATGAAAAACTCAATTGTATTACACTTAAATCTGCTGTTGAACCTCCTGTGCCTTTATTAAAAACTATTTTAGTTGCTCTTGACGTATTGTTAGGGTCGGTTTGGTTTGCAGTTAAAACAGGGTCAATTCCTGTACCTCCTGAATTTTTTGTCCATTGACTAAAATCCTCACTATACGTCAACAAATTACTCCCCTTACTCCAATTCATCATACCTAGTTGTGGTATTCTTGGTTGAGCATCAACGTAGTCAGCTCCAACAATCAAACCTCCGTGGTCGGATGCGGTTACTTCTCGAACTGATACGTTTG